GAGGTGTCCATCGCGAGGTTGCGGACGAACAGGCCGACCCGGAGGGCTTCCAGCTCGGCGACCAGCGACACGAGGTGCGGAAGGCTACGGCCCAGCCGGTCCAGCGCCGTCACCGCGACCATGTCCACCTCGCGGCGCGTGGCGGCCTTGAGCATCGCGTCCAGTGCCGGGCGCTTGTCGCGACCCTTCGCGCCGCTGATGCCTTCGTCAGCGAACTCGGCGGCGATGGTGTGGCCGCTGGCCCGGGCCCACTCCCGCAGCGCGATCAACTGGTTTTCAACGGTCTGGTCCTTGTGAGTGGACACCCGGACGTACAGGGCTACGCGAGCCATTCTCAATCTCCTATGAGACGGCGAGACCATAGCTGGCCGGCACGCATCCGAAAAGGGCCGCGAACGGATAAAAATCCTGTGGGATCAATGGCTTGGAAAATCGTGGAGCGCCGGAACTGGGTTTCCGGACCCGATTTCAGATTGGATGGATCTTGTATGTGAGGGGCGGTGCGCTGCCCCCCCTGCCCAGAGGAGCGTCGGCGTCGCACTAGCTGACCTAGCTGACCGCCCAGCGAGGTCAGCGCGAGGTCAGCTAGTCGGGAGCCCCATCCGTTACTGGGTTTCGGCTGACCTAGCTGACCTTTCTGACCTTTTAGGAGGAGAAAGAGAAATTGCGGCGGTCAGCGACGCTTCGACGCTGCACCTCTGGGCCTTCTGCCAGCAGGCACACCGCCGAGATTTTCTCGGGCAAGTACGCACGAAATGGCCAGCTAGGTCAGCTAGGTCAGCTAAAGCCCACGGGTTACTGGGCCTAGAACAGGCTGACCTCATCGCGGAGGTCAGTATGAGGTCGGCTAGGTCAGCCGGATCGCCGCACTACTGCGTGCTTTCCGGGTCCGCAGGCCAGAGTCGGTCGAACAGGGCGAGCTTGGCCGCGTTCTCAGTTGGATAGCTGGCGACGCTGAAGGTGGAGTTGATGCGGTATCCCCAGCGGCCATTCTTCTGCTGGTGGACGCCTAGATTGTTTCCCTCGACGTTGAGGAAGTCGTTGCCCTTCGCAGAGTGCCGCCACTTGCGCTTGAGCCACTTGCTCCGGCGCGCCGCCCGGTTGACCAGCCGACGCTCGCGGGCACGCGGCCCCCTGTCGCTGTAGTCCTCGCAGAGGTTCTCCGCGCAGACGCAGCCGACCTCGATGGATTCGGCCACGTCATCGTGATCCAGCACATGGACGTACCGGACCTGCTCGTTGCCGCACATCTGGCAAACCTCATACCGCGGCGAATCGCCGTGCGACTCCGCATCCCGCGAGTCATACACGGCGATCAGCCGCCAGCCCTTGTGGGGCAATCCACGTTGTCGCCAACCCTGCTGGATGCTCATGAGTGACCTCAGAACGGCGGCTTCGGGTCCGGATCGTCCTCGCTATCGTCAGGCCATTCGCCCCATGTAAACAAG